CCGGAGCCTTCCAGCCAACTGGTTTTAATACCTTACCATCTTCACGCTTACGAACCCTGCCTATATTGTGATCGATCTTGGCAAAGTTAGTGGTCATTACTTCTTTCCAAGCACCTTCGGCATCAGCTCCCATGCTATGGATAGCACCTATAGTAACAACCAGTATATCAATCAGCGCATCAAGTTGTTCTACACGGTCATCTGATAGGGTTGCTTCCAGCAGTTCTTGATGTTCTTCGGTAATGAGATTGGTATACAAGGCAAATTGTCTTTCGTCAAATGCGCCAACTGATTGTTCGCAAGCTCGCATGAATTTTTCTTGATCTCTAAATGGGTTTGTCATATTATTCCTTAAATTTTTTATCTATATAGTACTGCCTAATTCAACGGTTGAATTTGTATTTAATTTGTTTATGTTACACCTAATCGGAAGTCCATCTGGGTCAAGCATAATAGTACCCCAAATATGATTACCATCTTTAAATTTTACAAACACTTTGCCGTAAGCACAAAATGTACTAGTATGATAATTATCATCTTCAAACACCCACTCAATAAATATTATACTAATAGCAAGTATTAACAGTTTAATACCTATTGACATATTAAATATTCTCACACCATTCTATCTACGTTTTGTCCAGGACGATTCATTCTACGATTCATTTCAATCCTTGCTTCTTCGTTGGCTTTGAGATTTAGTCGAACACGTTGTTCCTCTAATCGTAGTTCTTCATGTCGATGATCAAGTTTTTTAATTTCAGTTTGCCTGTACAGCTCGGCATTTTGTACTGTTACTCTACTGATTTCTGTCATAGTTTTTCTCCTGCCACAAAGCCACGGAAGCCTTTAAAACGTGGAAAGCGCAAACTGTATGTGCCGTCTTGATTTTGTGTAACAGCGTCTGCTCTTACTTCCACAATGTTCCCAACAAGGCGTGTACGGTCACTCCAATAGTCATCACGATTAGCATCACTAAAACCGGATCCCACGTTAACACGTATCGCTTTACCGTCATCAACACCTTCGCATACCAATGCGCCGAGCTTGCCAACATTCCTACCTGTGCCTTCTTCAACATTTATAACCTCCAATGAAACTTCAATGAACGGCTTCAACTTGAGCCATGCCACACTGCGTTTACATTCGTAAGGAGCAAGAGGATCTTTAAGCATAATGCCTTCATAGCCACCCTCAATTGCCTTGGCGTTGATTTCTTTGTAACGAGTTTGACCTTCGTCTGTGTCTAAATCGACCAATTCGTTGGCCACATAAGTCACACTGGGAATCAGAGCTTGATTGGTTTCTACCCAGTGTTTAATCATGCTACTGCGAGTAGTTTGGTCTTTGTCGTAGAAACCTTTTTCAAAGTCTTCCAACGGAAGCACATCAAACAAGTTGAGAATGGCATCGCCTGCTTCTACATTGTCCTTGCGGTGTACCTGCTTCATCAAGTCCTGAAAACTGCTGGACATAATTTCTCCATCCAATACAACGTCCATGCTCTTGCTGGAACCTTTTAGTTGGATCACGTTTGAAATCTGTTGTGCTATGTGCGGAAAATTAGCCAGTTCTTTACCATTTCGACTGAACATATCCACACGACCATCACTACGAACAATAGTAATGACTCTAACTCCGTCGAGTTTAACTTCGATAAGTTTTTTGCCCGATACCTTTGACTCGTGATTAGCACTATCATGAGCAAGCTGACAACCGAATACAGGAATAGCATAGTCAGCATATTTCTTCTCCACCACTTTGTTGATTGTTTTTTCGCTAGTACCGCAACGCAAGTCTTTGATTAAGATGCGTCGATACCAGCCATTCCATTCTTTTTGGGTAGCTGACTTCATCATGGCTTGAATTACATCACGTGCTGTGTTACCGGTAACTTGGCGTGTGACAAAGCCAGTAAGAGCGAGAGTAAAACTATCCCAAGGTAAGCCAGCGCCATCAGCATCTGTTTTCTCCGGAACTTGTTTGATACCAAAAGTAATCATAGGATCAAGAGCCAAGCGACAGCCTTCAAAGAATTCCTTATTGCCTGATTGGGCAATGGCTAGAATGATAGCTTCTTTGTTTAAGCGACTAGGGTGACTTTCCAAATCCCAAATATGACTGGCACAAACGCTCATTTCGACTCCAATAATTAACTGTTTAAGTTTATATTATACAGTGTAATTATCAGTATGTCAAGTGGTTTGTGGTCTTAAATGGTTTACCGTAGTAGGCATTTTCCAAATTACGCATGATCAAATTTCTCATTCTACGTAAAATTGGATGATCGTGATTCCACTCGAACGCTTTTAAGTAATCGTTCCAGGTGGAGTTTTTATGTCGGCGACATTGATTTGAATCTAAGTATTGACCGATAGCATATGGGTCGTAACCAAAACGATCAATCAATTCACAGGCACAATTAAATGCGTGTGCGCCCATTTCGTCACGGTCGCCATAGTACTCTTGCTCTTTACGATCTTTAGCATATTCAGCTGTACTTTGGTAGCCGGGAATATTTTTAAAATTTCTAGCACGGAATTGACGTTGGTGTACGATTTCATGTAGCACTACGTCAGCGAAACGTATGGCCATTCGTTTGAAACGATGCTGAGTTAATCGTAACTTTTTATCGTTAGGATTATAGTTAAAATTAACTTCAATCGCAGGTTTGCGTTTTCTATCCAAATCGCTATAGTACACTCCGCCCATAAAAACAAAACCCGGAGTAGTAGGTGCGTGTAGGCACTTTTTAAGTTTAATGGGAATGTGTGATTTTATGTGCCGGATAATACGTTTTTGTATCTGGCTAGGTGAGAGTTCTTTGCCCACTATTTCGCTGTTTAGCGAATAGAACATAGAGTACAGATTACTGCGGGTTAGTTCCGACCAATCAAACGGTAGTTGAGACATGGCACACTCCTAGCATACGTATTTATAGTATACTAGGGGGTACCATTATCTACGCACTTTACGGGCGTTTTGTTATGATTTCGTCAATCAAACCGTATTCTAAGGCTTCTTGCGCACCCATGAATTTATCACGTTCCATATCGTTTTTAAACTCGTCGTAGGTTTTACCCTTTGAATTATGGTTAACATAGATCTGAGTCAAATTCTTCTTCATTTTGAGGATTTCTTCAACTTGGATTTCCATATCTGTAGCTTGTCCGCCAGCGCCGCCTGAAGGTTGATGAATCATATGACGAGCACTGGGAAGCATTTTACGCTTACCTGGAGCACCCGCTGTGGCCAATAATGACCCCATGGAGCAGGCTTGGCCCATAACCACAGTAGAAACATCAGGTTTAATGAACTGCATGGTATCGTAAATAGCCATACCTGCGGTGACCATTCCGCCTGGGCTATTGATGAACATGGTAATGTCTTCATTACCTTGACTCTCTAAAAAGAGTAACTGTGCCACAAGCAAACTAGCACTGTGCTCATTAACATCTGTATCTAACATTACGATACGATCTTTAAGCAGACGACTATAAATGTCGTAACTGCGTTCACCACGAGCTTCTTGCTCGATAACCATTGGTACTAAATTTGGCATTCTGTTTCCTCTTGTAAATATCGTTTTAGTTCTTTGTCTGTGGGTTCTACAGAATAGTTCTGTTTGAAAAATATTTCGTAACTGTCGCTACCATATTTTCCAATACCATACAGTATTTTAGCATCTTCACCGTCCCAGGTCAAGTAATCTTGACTCATACGCACTAGTCTTTTATACCTAACATTCATCATGCCTAATGGCGCCAGTATAGTTTTGACAAAATCCTCATCAGCGGCTATCAGTGCCTGTGGTGTAGGGAACCAGTATAGGAACTCTGGCAGTGTCAGTTTCACAGGTTTGCGACCAGTTTGATTCAGCATGATCACCCCAACCATGTGTTCCCAACTATTGGCAATCTGTTGCTGTACCATGAGGTCATCACGTAACGGCTCAAAGAATTTCATTCTTCTTCCTGGCGTAATTGATTCTTGTAAAGTTCAAGTTGGTCGATAAGATTCTGTACACCATCATAATTCATGGTGAGTGTAGTATAACCCATTCTAATGGATACACGATTGTCATCTGTGTGACCAATGCTGTAATATGTAGTCGACTCTTTTTCCTTCGGAGCTGGTTCAATATACGGAACTGCTTTGGGTTCCGGAAATGGAAGTACATTAGAGTATCCGGGTTTTTTAAACCAATCAAACATATTATTTTCCGTTAGTTTGTACTGTTGGAGTTACAACACCGTTGATAACCAAAGACGGATCATTTTGGCAACTCGTAGGTTTGAGCAAAGATGTCTTTCTTTACCACGCCATAATCGCCAGCATCGTGGCGCACAATGTAGTCCTCGCCAGACTTGTAATTCAAATCACCCCACGATGCTTTTACCACACCGTCATGGTCTGCTAACTTAGCGTGTTTATGGATCTTCTTAGGAGTAGCAGTGCCATCTTTATGGTCATCATAATAATCGGCAAACTTTTCTGGATTAACCGGATAGCGTTCACCTTTTGGTCCTGTGATAATCTTATAGCCCGCCATATAATCGATCGGGCCTTCCAAGGTATCTATAGTGCCAGGAGCAATAGCAGTCTTATAATGTATTGGTGTAGGATGTTTGAATGTTTCAAAACTGCCATGCTTGAACCAATCGTCGGTAATACCTTCCATTGATTCCACAATATTAATAAACTGTTTGATCATTCTTCTTCCTTGCTGTTAGCAGTAACTGATATAATCTTATCGGCAACTTTCATATATCCTTGATAGGTTAAATGTAAGTCATCTGGACTTACTTCAAACTCTCTGCTGTCTACAGTTAAATCACCGTGATC